ATGAGTTTCAAAATACTTATAACTTTGAAAATATCCCTTTAATGTTGAATCTTCGCCTTGAACTGGGTCTTGTATTATTTGAAATTGAAAACCTGTTTCTTTTATAACCGTCATTGTTGGGCGTTGTTTTACAGTGAACGCCATTAAAGAGTTCAAAAAAGTATTCCAATAAGTAGGTCGGTTGCCTAAAAAATCTTTGTATAAAAATTTAAACGGTTGTCTATGCTTCATTGCATAAGAAATTGTTGCAAAGATTTGAAATAGTTGATTGCCTAATCCACCCATTAATTCACAAGATATCATTTATAGTATATAATATCTTTTATTTTTATTTTTATATTCTTTGAAGCCCAAAAATAAAATTAAAACAATTTACTCGCTACTAAAATAAGCACCCTTTCCCATACCAAAGTCAGTTAGACGTGTAATTATTTCACTGTTCTTTTGATTCATTTCCTTGATTAAGTCTTTAATAGAAATCATTCCAATAAACTCCTCATTCTTGTCATCAATCACAAGCAAATGGCGAATATCTTTGAACATCATCTTATTCATGCAAGTAGTCAATGAATCGCTCTTCTTGGCAATAATAGTATTGGGTCCAAATGTGCAAATCTCCTTTACTTTTACAGTCTCACTATTCTTTCGCAAGGATGCAACCTTAGTAATAAAATCGCGCTCAGAACAAACACCAACAACCTTATTGTTGGCGTCGGTAACAGCTAGACATCCAATATTAAAAGCGGTAAAACGATTCACCGCTTCCTGGACTGGGCTTTCCTCATTAATTTTGAAATCAATCTTATGGTAACAACTCTTCTTAAAAACATCCATTGCGGATACTGGGCTCACAATAGATGAAAACTTACGAGCGAATGTTCTAGACAACATTATACCTTTTTATTATATCATCGTTTTAAGCGTGTTTAATAAATATTTTTCAAGCATATGATCACGTTGTATTGCTTCTAAAAATCGGCAGTAAATTCAAAGACGTCGTCGGCCTTTGTTTTTTCAGCCAATGCATAGCTGTCGACGCGCTTCTCAAAGAAATTGGTCTTGGATTCCAATGAAATAAGCTCCATAAAGTCAAATGGGTTTGAACCATTATAAATCTTGTCATATCCAAGTTGTAAACACAATCTATCTGCAACAAATTGAATGTATTTTGTCATCAATTCAGAATTCATTCCAATCAAACGGCATGGAAGAGCCTCACAAATAAATTCAGTTTCAATCTCAACAGCTTCTTTAATAATTTCGTGAATTCTTGCCTTTGTCATTCTTTTTTGAAGTTTATTATACAATAAAACCGCAAACTCGGTGTGAAGTGCTTCATCGCGAGAAATTAGTTCGTTAGAAAATGTGAGGCCAGGCATTAAACCGCGTTTCTTCAACCAGTAAATGCTGCAAAATGCTCCAGAAAAAAAGATGCCTTCTACACAAGCAAAGGCAACCAACCTGGTGGCAAAACTACTGCGATTATCATGCATCCATTTTTGAGCCCAATCAGACTTCTTTTTAATGCATGGAAAATTCTCAATAGCATGAAATAATCTGGTTTTCTCTTCGGTATTTTTTATGTAAGACTCAATTAAAAGAGAGTAGGTCTCTGAATGAATGTTTTCGATAGCAATTTGAAATCCATAAAACGCTCTAGCCTCAGAAAGCTGAACGTCATTCATAAATCGTGCAGCTAAATTCTCCAACACAATTCCATCGCTCGCTGCAAAAAACGCCAAAATCATAGATATAAAATATTTTTCTGATGATTCTAGCGCGTCCCAGTGCATTTGATCCTTTGATAAATCAATCTCTTCGGCTCGCCAAAAGCAATCCACTTGTTTTTTATACATTTTCCATATATCTTGGTGTTGAATTGGAAACATAACAAACCGATTATCGTCTGGTGCTAACAGAGGTTCAACATTGTTCTTAGACATCCTAAATAATATATAGCAAAGATTTTATATTTTAATCGTTAAGTCTTTAAAATTAGTTTTTAAGATTTTAAGATTTTAAGATTTTAAGATTTTAGAACATTTTATAAAATTAAAATCCATTTATAGTTTAACTACGGATGCAAGTGTACGAATTATCGTTGGCGGACAGAGACAATTATTTGACGCAAATAGAACAACAAATACAAGCCAAACGCAATTTATTGCTTGAAAAGAGAAAAACTTTAGAAGGTTCAATAAATCAGAATCAGTTTTTAGAAGGCGTGAGAAACGATTATCAGAAATATCACAACTATATTATTAAACAAAATCAGGAGCAAATGCGTGCAATGAACATATTAAACCAATATTTGGGTGATATTATGGTAAGTGGGAAATTGACAGAAAAAGATATTCATAATACTAGGAGAGAACAAGGCGAAATATTGGGCGAAATGGACAAACTTAAGAGTGATTTGGATGAAATTATTAAGCAATAAATAAATGTTAAAGCAAATAAATAAATTTATACGCGTAATATATATATAAATATGGCAGCCCCAGCACCACAAGATTGTATTCCAGTGGATCAAATACAAAGATTGCAAGCGTTTGTAGGCAGAATTGGTGAATTAAATAACAGAATTACTGGCGAAAGAACAGCAAATGAACAATTTAGAGATGCAATTAGAGTAAAAATTCAAACTTTAACTGCAAAAATAGCGGAAATTACTCCTAGAATGCAGCAACTTACTGAGGCGGCTGATGCTGCAAGACAACAGATAGAAGCTTTAACTGGTGAAAGAGATGATTGCAGAAGAAAATTGGTTGTGGCTCAAGCTGCTTTGCAAGGAGCACAAAATGAAAGAGACGCGGCTCTTGCTCAGGTTGCTCAGTTGACGCAACAAGTAGCCGATGCCCAGGGTCAAAATCAACAAATTCAGCAACAACTGCAAGACGCGCAGCAACAATTGGACGCATGTAATGCTAATGCCGCTCGTTGCCAACAACAAATTGCTGAACTTCTTCAAGCAATTACTGACATTGACAACGCTATTAACACAAACAATGGAACAATTGACGAATTGCATAATACTGCAGGAGCTACTTATCAAGAGATTCAAGACGCATTAAATCAATTGCAACAAGATTTAGATGGAGCGCTTCCTCCTGCTGGCGCGCCCGTTGTACCTCCTGCTCCTCCAGGTGGCGGTGAAGGTCCTGGCGGTGAAGGTCCTGGTGGACGTGGTGCAGGACCTTTAATTCCTCCTGAAGACGAAGAAGAAGGAGCTGGTGGAGGAGCTGGAACGCCTGGCAATTTTTACACTCCCAGAGAAGAACCAATCGTTTCAGCAGATACAATGATACAGCTCGGTCCAAAACAAATGACTCTTGGCCAAGCGATTGCTCAGTTAAGTGCAAAAAATAATCAAATTAAAGGTAGAGACCCCAATAATAAATACGCTGAAGTCTTAAATAAAGTCCGTGCAGCTCAGACTGTAGATGAGGCAAATGCAGCTTTATCTAACGCTGGTTTAGGTTACAATCAACAAGGAGAGCTTAAAGGCGGTAAGACAAAAAAACAAAGAAAGACCAGAAAAGGTAAGAAAGGAAAGAAATCCAGAAAGGGAAAAAAAGCCAAGAAGAGTCAACGCGGAGGTTACCGCGCCGTTTACAAAAATACTCGTAGACGTTCTACTCGCAAAACTTCAAGTGCTTAACGCCAAAACATTCCATTTACTGAAGGATACCTGCATTCGCGCGGCCATTTTCCATGAATTTCTCTAAAATGAATTGCAGTTGGATTCTTTCGCTTATTAATAACTTCTTTTCTACTATTACAAAACCTTCTCCAAGCGCGCTGCACTACCTTAAGCCACATGGTTTTGATAATTGCAACACATTCTCCGCTTGGCAAATTTAAAACCTCTGCTAATTGCGGTTGAATATAATCATTTTTAGAGATTATCCGTCTATAATTTCTAATAATATCGTGTTTTCTAGTTGGATTTTTAACGTAGTTTATATAGTATGCTGAATGCAAATCAACAATGTCGTTAATGTGACATTCGCCGTTTTCATACAACTGTTCTCGCTGATAGTCGTCGTCCTCTAAATCACTTTCTGTGTCGCGTTCATCAAATATACTTTTGTTTCTAGAGACATGCATACACAAATAATGTCCCTTAACGTCGTCGTAGCTATTCTCGTCGTACCCATGTATAAACTTGTTATACATTTCACAAACCACTAAATTAAGTTTTCTGCGAGACAACTCATTGTTACTCATTTTAATATTTGCAATTAAAAAATAAATAGCAGATTCTATCAATTTTTTTATCAAAGATTATATATATAATGAAAGTGCCAAGCTCTGTCTCCAAATTATTAGAGAATAAATACGTTTTATACATTGCATTCTTTTTAGCAGTAACGAATGTTTTTGGCTATATGGTTATGGGAAATTATAAAGCAATTGCTTTGTTTGTTTTGGTTGGATATTTAGTGTTCTGTTTCAATAAAAACATGATTGTTGTTTTATTAACTCCCCTCATTTTAACCAGTATCTTTATGGTTGGCGGAATAATGAAGGAAGGTGCTCAAAATATGAAGGATGAAGATAAAACAACTGAAGTTAAACCAAGTCATATGGAACCTGTAAAAAAGAATGTTGATTCTAACAACGTAAAACCACTCGCTTCTAAAGACAAAAAGAAACCAGATGTAAAAAATGAAGAAGTAATTAGCGAGACTGAAGATCAAGTGGGAAATGATGAACACCCGGTTGGTGATGTGCCAGACAAAGCCGATTCTGGTATGACAACTATGTATAAAAAAAGAAATAGAATTGACTACGCGTCAACAGTAGAAGATGCGTACGGAGATTTAAACAAGATTTTGGGAGGCGATGGAATTAAGCGTTTAACAGACGACACTCAAAAATTAATGGGACAGCAAATGCAATTGGCCGAAGCGATGAAAAGCATGACCCCCTTATTGTCACAAGCCAAAAGTTTAATGGCCGGTTTTGACACAAAACAGTTTGGTGACATTACTGCAATGGCCAAACAATTTGGAGTGGCCAAATAAAATGACAATCAAACACCCGTTGACATTAAATATAAATTTTTATTCTATATTTAATGTATATGACAAAAAAAAATAATACTGCAAAAAAACGTAATACAAGAAGAAAACTTAAGGGTGGATTAAAAATAAAAACTCCAGGAATAAGTAGTTGGCAAGCAATTGTAAAAATGCTTAAGGTTCGTGGCGCGGAAGTTAAAAAAATAGCCTACAGTTCATTAAAAGGATTTATATTTAGATTAAACGTTCCGCCTATTCCAAAAAACTCGGAGTTTTATGGATTAAACGAGGCATGCACCGACTATACAAAACCAGTATATAGTTTAATTTTTAAATTTGCAATCTTTGGAGAAGACGCGAATGACCTTGAATTGCCTCCGTTAATAATTCCAGGTGACAAAGATGATAATGGCGTTCTTTTAAAACGTAATGGGCGTTCAAAAGAAACAGAGGAACCTGATAGTTTTAAAAAGGAAGCCAGATTACAACAAGCAATTTACAGAAAAACTGTGCCACCAAACGGTAAACCGATTTGTCTTGCTGTTGTAGATTTTTCAACTTTTGACAATCCTTCATCAGGGAGACTATTGAGAAAATTATCAACATTATCAACTGCAGATGATGCGGCGACACGTATGTTAAGTTATTTAATTGCAAATGTTACACCCGAAAGACGTCTCGGTTTATTAACTATGGAACTAGCCAATCCTGAATTTAGAGAACTTAAATTTGTTCCAGAACCAGCAAAAGATATTGACTCGCTATATGCTTTGGCACAACTTATTATTCTGTTTGTCAAATTACACATATTAAATTATGATTGTCATGATAAAAACGTTTTAGCAAGTCTGGCGTCACCTGAAGAACAAGGCGATAGAGCTGTGTTAATAGATTTTGGCAGGACCCTGAATTTTAATGATGCGGATCCATTTCCTATACTAAGCGCGACGGAGTATCCCGACGACGCAGAGAGAGTTCAATATATGCAACAAGATAGAGAGAGTGTAAAAGCTCTTTATAGAAAATTTGGAGGAGGCGGTGAATTGCGTGCTGATTACGACGCAATAGTTGGAACAGTTCCAGATATTACCCGTTTATATCCAACTGGAACGCGCGGTTCTATGGAAGCATCCAAAGAAGGCATTGTCCAAACCTTGAATAAAATTGTTAAATTTATAGCTTGCGCCGACTATGCAACAAATCACACATATTTTGGAATGACTCAAGGGGGGCCGCAAATGATTGCTCTTTTACGTTTTTTATATGGGCCTACATTCAGCATTAATTGGGGGTCGCCTGTTGATAATAATATTACTGAACCTCCTACACCACCAGTTTTTGAAGTTTCCGCACCAGTTAGAGCCAAATATAACGAAATATTAAATATTATAATGTATCTTACAAGGTCCCCATCAGACTATAATCGTGTGAGTGAAGCGGCAATGACAACGGGCGAACTTGGTGAGCGTTTATTTAAAATTAACGACGGCGAATCCTATGATAGAAGTGCCATTCCTCTAGCCGGAGGTAAACGCATAACTAGAAATAGGATAACTAGAAACAGAAGAACTACAAGAAATGCTACAAAGAAATACAAAAAGCGTTAAATATAATATATACTTATATCAATGAGTAAAAAGTGTCCACCAGGAGTTATATGTCTAGAAAATGCAACTATGTTATTTTTAGTAATAATAATTGCGGTTGTATTTTACTTTGTTTATAGAACTTTAAACAGCGGTGCAAATGATGATTACAGACCTGTTGAAAAAATAATAATTAACCAAGAACAGAGCTCCCCTTCCGGTGGTTTTGGTTTTTTTACTCGTCCAAATTATGGTTATAATAATTTACCAGGCGACGTTCTTATGAATCCATACGTTCCGCCATTAAGAGACGAGAGATATTTAGTGCCAAATGTAACATATACACCTCCAGGAACAGTTCCGATTAACGTTTCCACAAACATTGGAGCAGTTGATACTAGTTATCGTCAAATTGGAATTTTAACACCACTTAACGGAGGCGGAAAAATTTTGCCATTAATGGGTCGCCCATTATTTGTAAATCGTTATAAATGGCAGTATTATACTATGAGCGATCAGAATAACAGTGTCAAGTTGCCAATCGTTAGAAGCGGTCGCAGTTGCACAAACGAATATGGGTGCGATGAATTGTACAATGGTGACACTGTTTATGTGGAGGGATACAACCAGGCATTTAAAATAACCAAATATGATAATGACACAATAAAATACATTCCTTTTTTATAATTTGGCAAAAATATTTTTATTTTTATATGTAATTTGTAATAAAAATATTTGTTCTAGGCTTCGGCTAAAGTTTCACTAGCAGTTGCAACTGAGTTGAATGAATCTCTGTTTAAATCGGTTCCTGTAACAAATGACGAAGATTGTTTTAATTTACTTGCAATCTTTTCTGATATATAGTCAATCAAATTATCCAATGATTCTGCTGCAATGGATGGAACGCTGTTCGCTTGTGCAATTGGTTCCTCTTCCAATTTAGGAGGCTCAACAATGGAACCCATTTCAGACCCAGCAAGAGACTCGGTGTCAGAACCAGTGTCCGAATTATCTAAATTATTATTTGCTGTTTCAGACCCTTCTTCTGAAACTGGTGGAGGCAATTCTTGATGGCTGCCTGGTCCTTCTCCGGGATTGGATGATATAGGTTCTTGATTTGGAGTCTCTAAAGGTAATTCCACAGTTTGTTGCTCTTCTTCTGATTGTCTTGCAGGTTGTTGCGATTCTTCTAGTTGCTCTACAGGTTGTTGCGATTCTTCTAGTTGTGTTACAGGTTGTTGCGATTCTTCTAGTTGTGTTACAGGTTGTTGCGATTCTTCTTGCAATGGTTTAACTTCTTGAGAAGGTTGTGTTAAAGGTTCTGGTTCCAAAGGTTTAGTTTCAGAGGACTCTATTTCAGTATTTACAGCTTTAGCTTGACCCCCCTTGTATTTCTTAAGACTAGTGTTGTGAAGATTTAAATGCTTCCTCTTTCTAAATGTTTTTGATTTATGTGTTTTGCCACCTTTTTTATATCTCTTTAAACTTTGCTTTTTCTTATTTTGAATCTTTGATAATTTTCCTTTTGTTAATTTCATTTCCTTATATAAATAAAATAATATTTTTATTTATTTAGTTATATTAATGAGCACCAAAACTAATCAAAACCCAACACCCATGAATATTTCTCCACAAAATGTAGTAGGAACTTGCAATTACAAATGTGCATTATCATTTGATTATCCTGTTAGCAGTTGCACTGCAACCAATAGCGGAAACTACGTGACGTTGTCTTTCACAGATTCCACATCTCCTGTAATGTTTAATAAAAATAAGTACAACCTTGCAGAAAGTTTTATATACAGCCCATCATTGCATTCATATAATAATATGCAAGCAGATGCTGAAATATGCATTGCTCACACTCCAACCGAAGGCGGAAATCAATTGTATATTTGCATTCCAATATCAACAAACGGAACGTCCAACAACGCGTCAAATGTCTTAAGTGAAATTATTCAAGCCATGTCAAATAGTGCCCCATCTCAAGGTGGAAGCGTTAATCAAGGAATTAACGATTTTACTCTAAATGATTTTATTCCTATGAAGGAGTTTTATAATTACTCGGCAAAGGGTACTGATTTTGTAGCATTTGGTGCGCAAAATGCCATTTACATGTCCCAGTCCAATTTGTCTTCCTTACAAAAATTGATTCAACCTTTTAGTGGCGTCGCGTTCCCAAGTGGTCCTAGTTTATTTTTAAATTCAGATGGTCCAACTAAAGGTCCTGGTCTAACAAGCGATAATATTTACATTGATTGCCAGCCTACAAATTCATCCGAAGAGGAAACCAATGAAGTTGTTGATTTAAAGGCGAATACAAACTATGACGTTGGAACCACTTTTACCGACATTTTTTTTAATCCGATCTTTTTAATGTTTTTGTTTGCAATTGTCTTTGTTATTATAATAATGTTAATTCATAAAGGTCTTATAGTTTTAACTGGAGGAAGCGCAGAGTCTACTTGAATATAATTTTGCAAATATTGTATTGTAAAATTATAACTATTTTTACGCGAACTGGGTTATATAACGCCTGTATAATTAATGGGGGCGGCATCATAAGTGTCATCCAATATAGGCGAAAATGTGGCGTCAGAGCCAGCATCACCAGTCTCCCTGATAGGCGCCATCTTCTTGACAACTTCTTGTTCTAAAGTGTAAGGAAATTGGTTCATTGCATTTAATTCGGTCTCTTTCTTCACTTCAGTAGGAACGTAGTGATCAAGAGCATACGTTCCAGTTGTCATAGAAGAACGTCTAATCAACTCAAAAGCAACAAGGAATCCAAGAACACCTAAAATGGGATTGGTGAATGAAAACAAAAGAAGAGCAACAACAACGACGACGACTTTGCCAAAAATGGTGTCAAGAAGTCCAGCGACAGAGTCAGGCATTTTGTAACCCATTATTAAATAAATAATGAATAATATACACAAAATTACTTGACCCATATTTTCCTTTTTAAATAAGTCTGAAAAACTATCCATATATATCATAATTGTAGATTTTATTCTTCTAGTTATCTTTAAAAACATTAAATAAATCATATAAAAATTGATCAACTAATAATATAATAAAGAATGAATAACTCAAATATGCTAAACACTTATCTCGGTCAAAAAGGCTATACTGTATTTAAAAAGGAATTGTCTATGGAACAACACAAATTTATTCAAACTGAATTAACTGCTAAACCTTACACACCTGGCGCCCCAGGTACAAATACTCACTCTATTTCATTTCCTGTATATCGCGAATCCAGTCAAAAATATTATATGCCTAGGTATTTTGGCGAGACTAATTTCGGTAAAGCAAAAGACAATCGCATTCCAGAGGGCGCAGATATTGACGTCAAGTTTGCAGGCGAATTGCGAGATAATCAGAAGCCTGTTGTAAAAACCTATTTGGACCAAGTTCAAAAGAACGGTAATACTGGTGGTGGACTTTTAGAGCTTCCTTGTGCTTTTGGTAAGACATGTTTAGCTCTGTATTTATTGTCTCAATTAAAAAAAAAGACACTTATCATTGTCCACAAGGAATTTCTTTTGAATCAGTGGGTAGAACGCATCCAACAGTTTCTACCTGGGGCGCGCGTCGGCAGGATACAAGGTCAAATTGTTGACATTGAAGACAAGGATATTGTTATTGGAATGTTGCAATCGCTTTCCATGAAAGATTATCACGAATCTACGTTTCAGAGTTTTGGCCTAACTATTATTGATGAAGTGCATCACATTTCTAGCGAAGTCTTCTCGTGTGCTCTTTTCAAGATAGTTACAAAATATACACTCGGATTATCGGCTACCATGAATCGCAAAGATGGAACTACCAAAGTATTCAAAATGTTTTTGGGCGAAGTTGTATTTAAAGGGAAGCGCGATGAGGAACACGATGTTGTTGTGCGAGCTATTGAATACGTTAGCAACGACCAAGAGTTCAAGACCGTAGTAACCGATTTCAGAGGAAATGTCCAATACAGCACAATGATTTCCAAACTGTGCTCGTTTAATCATAGGAGTGAGTTTATATTGCGTCTCCTAAGCGACATGTTGAAAGAAAATCCTGCGCAACAAATTATGATTCTCGCTCACAATCGCAATTTGCTTACTTACTTTCACGATGCAATTAAAACGCGAAATATTGCGACGGTTGGATATTATGTTGGCGGAATGAAAGAGGCTGCGCTCAAGGAAAGTGAATCTAAGAAAGTTATTGTAGCGTCGTATGCTATGGCAGCAGAAGGTCTTGACATAAAATCCCTTACCACACTCATCATGGCGACGCCAAAAACCGATATTGAGCAATCCGTTGGCAGAATTCTGAGAGAAAAACACGGCAGCCCTGTAGTAGTTGACATAATTGATGAACACGATCATTTCAAGAATCAGTGGACCAAGAGAAAAGCATTTTATAAGAAACAGAATTATAAAATTATTCAGACGTCTATTGCAGAGTATGATCCCGATATTAGGTTTTGGAAACATGTATCTTGCTCAAAGACAAACAAGAAGGAAAAAGAAAAGCCATGCCCAAAATCAGACGAAGCTCTTTTAGAAACCTGTTTTATCAAGTTGCCAAAAAAATAATAATACTTTTGTAAAAGTATTACAAAATTATTTAATCTTGGTTTGGCACCACTTTCTAAAAGTGGAATTTGGCTCAACCTTTCCCAAAGGTTGATTTACATCTGGAAACCCTTATTAGTATAGTGGTTGTAGTTATCAACGCAGTTGTTGGTTGGCTGATATGGAACTGGGTTAGCTAAAGCGCTCTCATTGGCGGTAAGATTTCCACCAGTTGAGTAACTGGGTGTGTATGCAATATTGCTCATGTATTGGGAATATCCTCCACGCTGTCTCTTGGAGCCTTTGCGTCTTTGGCTTACAGATTTCTTAGACCTCTTAACGTTACGTCTCTTGCTTTTTCCCATACGAAGAATTGATGATAATTTTCTTTTAATTGACCCTAAAGTCATCTTTCTGCTTTTTCCGCCCTTCATCTTCTTATATTTATTAGCAATATTTTTAATTTTTCTACGCAAAGATTTTGATCTAGAGCCACCCTTTAACGCACTCGCGGCAGCAGCTTGCGCATTATTTGAAACACCGCTTAATCCCCATTGACGATTTGTCTCATTGGAACCAAAGTTCTTTGGATCGTTTGAATTGGTAACGTTTACATAGTCTGGATTAACGTTCGCCAATGGAGCTGGAACATTCTTGAATGAAAATGGTGACCACGCCGAGTTTGAAGACATTGATGCCATATTAATATAATATATAATGATATATTATTTTTATTTGTTATTTTCTTTCATGATATGATAGTTCTTTCTTCGTAATAATCTTGTCGCCTTTTTGCGCGACCCTTATCGGTGCCCATTTTTTAAACTTGTTATTCCATATGCAAACCATATTGTATGTCTTGTCTAAAAACACAAACTTGTCCGGCCTATCATCTTCAAATTCGGCTTCATCGTCACTTTCTTCCAACGCATCCAAATTTGCATTCTCTTTAATTTTTCTGAACAACCGATTCATCATAACGCTTGTTTTATAATCAGGTATATAAGCAAAATCAAAAATACTCTCTGTTGAGTTATTGTCGTAATAATGCAAATTATATATATCATTTTGAATGTCGGGTGTAATTTTGAAAACTATTTCTCCCTTCACATCATTTCTATAAGATGGTTTTGATCCAGGATGTTCAACTGGTGCTTCAGAAATAGGGTACAATAGGTTGTTGATTTTGACATCACAATCACTCCTGAACTGGATATGCTTGATTTTATATGGCAATACAGCAACTGTTCTCAGAATATCGTCGCATGAATTTGCAATAATTGGCAGCCCAAAAATAATATTGTTTTCATAGTAAGCCAATTGCTTTATTTCCGACGTAAAAATGGTTTTAAAGAGTGTAAGTTTATCTTTAAATGAAGTTTTTCCGACGTTTATACCCTTATAATAATAAATGTCCTCTGATGAAAAATATCGCTTACTCTTGCAGTTAAAAACGGTTCCATAAAAGATGGTTCCGTATGAAAGTTCTTGGTGGAAGCACGCACTAACAATATTTATCCTGCTTATCCTTTTATTTTCACTGACTTCAAGTAGAATACAAACATTCTGACTCTTATACGTAGTGAACCAGGCAAAACATTTTTGACCCTCAGGAATTGCAAGAATGTAATTTGAATTATAAACCTTCTTATGCACCATTGTCTCATAAGAAAGTTCTACATTTGGAAAACTTTTTAGCAGCAGATTTTGATCTGTTTCCAATAATTTCATTCAATGTAATTATTGTTGTATTAGCTTTATATTTGTTTTTTATTGTTTTGGCATTTGTATAAAATATTAGTAACTAGAAAAATTTGGAGATGGAAATGAATCTAGGGTTGCTATATTTGTAGTTCCTGTGTCACTAGATGAAGTTTTGCTTTTTAAAAAGCTTTTTAATTCATCTTTCATTGATTTAACGTCGTGGACTTGCGGAACATCACTCGGCAACAAACTATCTGTGTAATCCTTGGAAGAAATAGTGTTGTAAATATTTTCATACTTTTGTGCCGGAGCGTGCACTAAATCTTTCACTTTTGGAACAGTCAACGTGCTTTTAAAAAATAGTATTAGATGATGAACTAGAAATATTAAAATAATAGAAATAACTGTAATTTGTAATGTCCAAAATAGCATATAATATTACGATATTACTTTAACATAGATAAAAACACATTAAGTTCTTTTTTAACCAAAACATTATCAAAACTTTCGTTTGCTAAAAAGTAAAAGTTGGTTGGCAAAAAATTGGCATACTTGTCCTTTTTTTTCTCCACAATTTTGAATTTGTCTTCATTTTCATATAACCCCTCAACAACCACTCGCAAAAACGATTTCTTACCCAAAAGCTCCTCTCCATAATAAAATTTTACCACATCCAAATTTATATGATCGTATGGAACGTGGGAGAATATAAATTCCTTTTCAAAATAACTGTTGTCAAATAACAGCGTAAATCCCTCAAACTCTCGCTCAATAATTTCTTTGTCCACTGGTTTCAATTTGTATAATTTATTGTTTTCTATTGTAAATAAACCATCGGGAGAAACTAATTCAACTGTAATTTCTTGATTCCTAAAATACTGATCTAATTTTCCTAACTTTTTCCTTAATGAAGCAATTTCAAAGTCTTTAATATATATTTTTGTTGTCATTAAGACTTTTATATTTATATGCGAAACTATTTAAACCTATTCACAATGATTTATTATAC